CACACGATATTTTCCGTAGATACTATGTTGATGGTAGAATGTTCTACCATGTTATTATTGACCGTGAAAAACCAACAGAAGGTATTAAAGAACTCCGTTATATTGATCCACGTAAACTGCGCAAAGTACGTGAGATTAAAAAAAGAAAAGATGAGCGCACTGGCGTGGAGGTGATGGATCTTGTTAACGAATATTATATCTTCAACGATAAGGTTACTACTGGTTCTTCTAGCAACTTTGGTCCTGTTGGTGTCCGTATTACCACAGATTCCATTATCTCAGTTGTTTCTGGTCTCATGGATTCTCGCCGTGCCGTGGTATTGTCGTATCTACACAAAGCAATCAAGCCATTAAATCAGTTAAGGATGATTGAAGATGCGACTGTCATTTACCGTATTAGTCGTGCCCCTGAGCGCCGTATTTTCTATATTGACGTAGGCAATTTACCTAAGTTGAAGGCAGAACAATATCTGCGTGACATTATGGTAAAATACAAAAACAAACTTGTATACGATGCCAATACAGGTGAAGTCCGTGATGACCGTAAATTCTTGTCCATGATGGAAGATTTCTGGTTGCCACGCCGTGAAGGCGGAAAAGGCACAGAGATTACTACACTACCTGGTGGTCAAAACCTAGGTGAGTTAGAAGATGTTAAGTATTTTGAAAAGAAACTATACAAGGCTTTAAATGTACCAGTTTCCCGTTTAAATCCAGAATTAAATGGTTTTTCACTTGGTCGTAGTAATGAAATTACCCGTGACGAACTAAAGTTTGCTAAATTTGTTGACCGTATGCGCAACAAGTTTTCTGATTTGTTTGAACAAGCACTCCGTGTTCAATGTGTATTAAAAGGTATTTGTACTGCTGAAGAATGGGCAGAAATGAAGGAACATATTTACTATGACTTCATTAAAGATAATAATTTCTCTGAACTTAAAGAAGCTGAATTAATGACTAACCGTTTACAGTTGTTGAGTTCTGTTGATCCATATACAGGTCGTTACTTCTCGCAGTCATGGATTCAACGCAATGTTCTTCGTTTATCTGATGATGAGATTGAGATGATGGACAAAGAGATTAACCAAGAGAAGAAAGATGGTTTTGGATTGCCGGTTGCAGTCAGTAATGATATAGCACAACAGATGATGATGTCTGGAGTACCAGAACAACCAACCAATCCGGCTGATGTGCCTATTAAAGATGTAGGCAAAAAAGACCAACAAAAAGCATAGTTGATAAATATATAATTGGTATAAGGAGATACAAAAATGTCAGGATTTTCAACCCGCAATATCGTTGATTACGCAATGGATGCAGACGCAGTAAATTTTAGAAGCGAATTATATGGAGCAATTCACGATAAAGTAACTGCCCATATTGAAGCCGCTAAACAGGTTGTTGCACAAAATTTTATTACTCCTGAAACGGAAGAATCTGCTGAAGAAACAGTAGATTCAGAACAAGCTGAACAAAGCGAAGAATAGGATAAAAAATGGCCATCGCAAATAGCACACAAATACTTATTGATACAAATAAAAGAACCGTTATTAAGCGTGTTGGTATTATTGATTCTGATGAATTAGAAACTGTTATTATTGATCCTAGAACTTTGGCATATGCATTAAATGCCAACAACTTACCATATCAGACAGGCAATACGGTTGCTACAGGATTTGCCAATTCAGCATTTACTATTTCAAGAGTTATCGCTTCTGTTGATGCTGAAGTTGGTCACTTACAGTTAAAATGGCAAGGCGCTCCTGGTGGCGGTGCAACAATTTACGCTTTAGGTGTTGGAAATGTTGATACCAATCCACAGTACCAGTTGCCAGCAATTACGAACAACACAGTTGCACCTACAGGCAATGTGACGCTCAAATCGGTTGGTACAACCACCAATGCAGCTTACACAGTTATTATTGAGTTACATAAAAACGGTCAATTTTATAGTGCTGGTCAGTTCCAGGATCCAGCTGCGTTTAACTATCCTCCGTATGGCGTAACTCCATAAGATGTTAACCTTTAAAGAGTTTTTGTTGTGTGAGGGTATAGTACAAACCCGTAAGGTTGGTAGAAAAAAGATTGTTAGGACTCGTATAAGAAACGGTAAGGTACAAAGAAATAAAACCTTTTCTAATGCGCCAGGTTGGATAATTCGTGGTGGTAAAATGGTTCGTATGTCGGCCCAGGAAGTTAGAAATAGACAATTAGGTAGTAGGACAGCAAAGTATAAAAGAGCAGCAAAATTAAAACAAACAATTAGAAAAAGAAAAGTATCTTTAAAAAGAAGAGGATCATTAGGATTATGAAACTAATCAAAGAGGTAAATGAGACCATCAGTTATGAGTACATTGAAGAAGCCGCTGGTAGTGGCAAAAAATCTTTATTCATTGAAGGTCCATTCTTAGTTTCCGAAAGAAAAAATAAGAACGGCCGCTTGTATGAATACAATACGATGAAAAAAGAAGTTCATCGTTATACAGAAGAATACATTAATAAGAACCGTGCATTTGGTGAATTAGGTCATCCTGACTCTCCAACCATTAATTTGGACCGAGTGGCGATTCTTATCAAAGGTTTGAGAGAAGATGGCAACCAATGGATCGGTAAAGCCAAAGTTCTCGATACACCAATGGGAACCATTGCCCGTCAATTAATTGAGGGTGGTGCTCAGTTAGGTGTATCATCTAGAGGTATGGGTTCATTGAAAAACGTTAACGGGGTTAATGTTGTTCAAAACGATTTTTATCTAGCCACAGCGGCTGATATTGTAGCAGACCCTTCTGCACCTGGTGCTTTTGTACAAGGTATCATGGAAGGTAAAGAGTGGATGTTGGTCAATGGTGTATGGACAGAGCAGGATCAATCTCAAGCGATACAACAAGTTCGCCAGGCCTCAAAGGCCGATATTGAGCGTGTAAGTCTACACATTTTTGAAAACTTCATGAAAAAACTTTAAATATAAATATATCCAATAAATCAAGGAGATTTTCAAAATGGGAAAATTAACAGACGCCGCTACCAACATTTTACTTGGTGAAGGTTCCAAAGAAACGTTTGATTCAAACATTTCATCTAAATCAGGTGGCCAAGATAAGCCACAAAAGTTGCCAACATCCGTGGTCGCTGGCCAACAAGATGTTGGTGCAATTGGTGCTGTAACAGGAAAAGAAATGGATGCAAATCCAGATTATACAAAAGGTGTTCCATCAGCAACTCCTCCAGGTGCAACACCACCTGTAGGCGCACAGAAAGACGGTGTTGGTATCTCTAAATCTACTGGTCCACAAGACAATATGGGTCGTAATGATTTGGATGCAGAACATTGCGAGCCTACAAGTTACGAAGCTATTCGTGACCGTATTGCTGGTAAATTGGCACCACAAATGATGCAAGCCAATCCAGGCGCCACATTCCAATCATACCACGAAGATATCGATGCCTTGATGCAAGGTGAAGAACTCTCTGAAGAATTCAAAAACAAAGCTGCCACAATTTTTGAAGCTGCTGTTGTTGCTCGTGCCACTCCAATCGTTGAAGAAATTCAAGCTGAGTTGATGGAGCAATTTGAAGTTGCTTTAGAAGAAGTTAAAGAAGAAATGGCCGCTAAGGTTGATGACTATCTCAACTACATGGTTGAGGAGTGGATGAATGACAACGAACTCGCAATCGAAACTGGATTAAAAGCCGAAATTACGGAAGAATTCATTGAAGGTTTGCGTAACTTATTTGTCGAACATTACATCGATATTCCAGCCGAAAAGGTTGACATTGTTGAAGAAATGACTTCTAAGTTGGAAGAATTAGAAGATGCTTTGAATGAGCAAATCAACAAAGGTATCGAATTGTCCAAAGAATTAAACGAACAGAAAAAAATTGAGGCTATCTACACAGCGTGTGAAGGCCTGTCGCAGACACAAGTAGAAAAATTAAAAGCACTTGCAGAAGGTGTAGAATTTACTACTGAAGAAGAATTTGCTGACAAACTATCCACTTTGAAAGAATCATATTTCAAGGCAGAAGTTAAAGTTGCTGATTCATCTGCTTTAGATGATGAAGTTACCATTGAAGAAGAAGTTAAGAAAACCTCTTTTGCTGATCCTTCCATGGAACTTTATGCAAAAACCATTTCACAAACCCTGGTAAAATAATACCAAAAATATACAACATAAGGAAAACTACAAATGTATATGACTGAAGAACTACAAAAGAAATGGAATCCAGTTCTAGAGCATCCAGAACTCGAAGCCATTAAAGACCCATACAAGAAAGCTGTTACAGCTCTTGTTTTGGAAAACCAACATCAAGCTATGGCTCAAGACCGTCAGCAGTTGAACGAATTAGCCGATAATGGTCCTACCAATATCGCTGGTGGTGTTCAAAACTTTGACCCAATCTTGATTTCATTAGTACGCCGTGCTTTGCCAAATCTAATCGCTTATGACGTTGCTGGTGTTCAGCCAATGACTGGTCCTACAGGTTTGATTTTTGCAATGCGTGCACGTTACAATGCTCAAACTGGTACATCGAATACTGAAGCTTTCTACAACGAGGCTAACACAGTATTCTCTGGTAATACATCTACCAACAACCCATACGGTTTCCAAGGTAACTTGGCATCTGATACATCTACACAGTTTCAGAATCCTACTTCTGGTACAACAACTTCTGGTATTCCTATTCCTACAGCACAAGCTGAAGTTTTAGGTTCCGATGTTGGTCAACCGTTCCAGCAGATGGCATTCACAATTGAGAAAGTTACTGTAACTGCTCAATCCCGTGCCTTGAAAGCTGAGTACTCACTCGAATTAGCACAAGACTTAAAAGCAATTCATGGTCTTGATGCTGAAACAGAATTGTCAAACATTCTGTCTACCGAGATCCTTGCTGAAATCAACCGTGAAGTTATCCGTACAATCTACACCTGTGCTGTTGCTGGTGCTCAGTATGGTACAACTCAAGCTGGTTATTTCGACTTAGATACCGATTCAAACGGTCGTTGGTCTGTTGAGCGTTTCAAAGGTTTGATTTTCCAAATCGAGCGTGACGCTAACGTAATTGCCAAGCAAACTCGTAGGGGTAAAGGTAACGTATTGATTGTTTCATCTGACGTAGCATCTGCAATGGCTATGGCTGGTGTTCTTTCTTACACTCCTGCTCTACAAGCTGACCTCCAAGTTGACGATACAGGCAATACATTTGCTGGTTTGTTACATGGTCGTATCAAGGTTTACATTGACCCATATTTTGGCGGATACACAAGCAACCAAGAATTAGTCACCATCGGATACAAAGGTTCTTCACCTTACGATGCTGGTATTTTCTATTGCCCATACGTTCCTCTACAAATGGTTCGTGCAGTTGACCAGTTCACATTCCAACCAAAGATTGGATTCAAAACTCGTTACGGCATGGTAGCAAACCCATTTGCTCAAGGTCAAGATGCTGGTTTTGGACGCTTGAATGCTCGTACAAACGTTTACTATCGTTTGTTTGGCGTCAAGAACTTGATGTAATCCAAAAGAAAATAAATCACCTTAGAGTGATATTTCAAAGGCCACCTTCGGGTGGTCTTTTTTTTGGTTCATAAATAAACATATGAATGCACTCACAAGACAACCTCAAAATACTAACTATTTACAGCCAACAAAATTCTTGCTGGTCTTTAATAGGATGCCTACGGTACAATACTTCTGCCAATCGGTAAATATACCAGGGGTTTCACTAGGAGAGGCCCCATTGAACTTTCCAGGTATAGATGTATACTCGCCTGGCAATAAGATGTCCTATAAGCCACTCACCATAAGTTTTGCTGTGGATGAGAAGTTACAGTCATGGCAAGAAATACACTCTTGGTTCCGTTCTATTGCGTCACCAGAGGGCACAGAAGAAAGAAACCGTCTTACCTCCTTACAAAATCCTAACAGTCCTAGAGGTAAAGCTGGTTTTTCTGATGCTACTTTGACTGTACTTTCGGCATTAAATAATCCTATTATTCGTGTTCATTTTATCAACACCTTTCCAACAGACTTATCAGACATTCAGTTTGACACCAAAAGTTCCGCAGATGAGATTATTACTGCTGATGCCACCTTTAGGTTTGACTATTTTAATTTTGAATTGGCTTGACAACATAATGTATATGTGATATTATACAGGTTTAGAATAACTTTTTTATTATATTATGGAAAACTTAGAACAAGTATTAAAGCATTGGGAATCAGATTCAGATATGGACCAGACTGAACCTGGCAAAGAACTGTTAAAGATTCCAAAACTCCACAACAAATATCTCAGCATTCTCACCAAACACAAGATTGCCTCTAAAAAAGCACATTTTGATTACTTGCGTATGCGTAAGATTAAATGGGAATACTATACTGGCAAAATGTCACAAGATGAGCTTGCCGAATATGGTTGGGAACCTTTTCAGTTTACTCTCAAATCCGACATCAATACATACTTAGAGGCTGATAGTGATTTGATTAAACTATTAGAAAAGAAAGTATATCATGAAGAAACCATTTCGGTAATTGAATCAATTATGAATGAATTGAAACAACGAACATGGCAATTGCGTGACTTTATATCATGGGAAAAATTCATTGGAGGACAATAATGAATGATTATGATACTCACATAGAACATGGTGGTAAAAAATATCAATATGATCCAGACCATGATTGTTTTTATCCTGTAAATCCGCCAATGAGCACTTGGGACAAAATTAGTCCTTTAGTGGTAATTTTAATATTAGTGATATTGATAATAATAGTAGATTATGTAAAACAATGAATCTTATTATTCATAAAAAAGATGAAGTATATGTAAAGATAATTTGCGAGAAACATATCGCTAGAGAGTTATCGGAGTTTTTCACATTTTTTGTTCCTGGTTACCAGTTTGTTCCGGCATATCGTAATCGAATTTGGGATGGAAAGATAAGACTTTTCAATCTTCAAAGTTTTACTCTATATCGTGGTTTATTAAATTATGTAGAGCAGTTTTGTGAAGAAAGAGATTACACTTTTGAATATGAAGGTGGTGTAGATGTTGAAGATGAGTTTTCATTATATTATGCCAAAAAGTTTGCAGAAGATTTAAACATTCATTCTAATGGCAAATCAATCGAAGTAAGAGAACATCAGTTAAATGCCTTTGTTCATGCCATGCAAAAACGGCGAGCGTTATTGGTTTCACCAACGGCATCAGGCAAATCTCTTATCATCTACCTACTGTTTCAACAATTACACAAATATCAAAATTTAAAAGGACTAGTTATTGTTCCAACCACTTCTTTGGTCGAACAGTTATACTCCGACTTTGGTGATTATAATGATGGTGAAATGACCAATGTTCACCGTATTTACCAAGGTAAAGAAAAAGATTCAG